AAATGTCTCTCTCGACCTCCCGGGAACGGGCAGCCCTAGGGCCACCCTTCTTGTTTTTTGGTGTGTTGGTCTTCATCAGAAATTCTTTCTACACTTAGAGAAAGATTTGTTGAAGAGGTAATCAGATTATCATAACTACCAACTACTCGTAACCCATCGAGAAAAGATTCGTCGATGGGCCCTCCGAACAAAGGAGGGAGAGTACCAACACACACCCGTCCATCCCCCCCACGGGGGCGTTTTAGCTTGGACATAGCTAGCTCACCTTTGGTATAGGTGAGACTTTCGGGCCAGCGATAGAAGGAGGTGGTACCCCAAACCTTCTCGCTCCGATTGAACGTAACGCTCCTTGTGACCAAATTCGGGGGCAAAGTGCCACCCTGATGAAGTAAGGTCTTTATCAGAAGAATTGTACCGTTCTGGCGTCTAGTTACCCTGTGACGCCAACCATGTGGCCTATTAAGGCCGAGACCCCCGGTGATTTCGGGCAAGAACCAATTTCCCTCCCAACCAATCTTGCGATAATGCTCAAACACTTCTTTCCAATTCGGAAGGAAATACTTAAACAGCCGCAAGCGTAAGTCGGAAGGGGAATGGTCAGAGATTACGTTCCAGATCCTAGGATCAAACAGTTTTTCTCCGTTCTTGTCTAACCGTCGTATCAGATTCCACCTAATGGTAGGTGTGAGAGAATGACCCTTTGACTTCCGTCGAAACAATTTAGAATTGAAACTAAAGAAGTCATGGTGCACAAACGTTTTTACACGATTTATGCTCCAGAGTTGCTCCATAAACTTGAAGTACTCTCCCACCAACCTTTTCGGTAGTCCGATGACGCCGTCATCACCATTCACACGAACAACACCCGGACGGCGGTACCAATTGCCATTCGGGCCTCTTCTTAAAAAGAGGTCATGTGAATCAAGGAAGGCATACTTTGCAGACAAATGGATTAAGGTTAGGAGCGGGAAGCTCCGCCTATCACCCATAAGTTGCCCTGTGTTCTTCCGGGTCTCCACGTACCCACCCTCCACCTCCTCGTCTTTGACCATCAGGCTTTCATGCCGAAAACAGTTCTTGAAAAGGGGCTGTAAGATGGGGGGGATTGAACCAATAACGGATCCAATACTCACCTCGTGGTGGATGGAGTCGGTAGCAGCGGAAGCGTCGTCAGATACCAAGACGCATTCTTCCTGCAGTTCCTCCTCCATTTTGTCCAACGCATCGAAAACGCCATCCATCTGATTTCCAGGAAAGTCCTTCCCAGATGTGGAATCTGCGTTTTGCGCCATGCGCCGTGCCATGGATTTTTGGAAGTCGCTCCAAAGAGCGGACTCCCACCAGTGCCCGAGCGTAATTGTACGAACTTTGAGAGGTTCAGCGATGCCGACTACCCGTCGGTATCTACTCGCCTCAGGATCATCACCTGCAAATAAGAGGAGTTGTTCCAACGTAGGATTCGGATAACGGTTTTCATACCGAAATCCATCTGAACCCCACGTGTAATAACCCTTCTTCATCGCAAGTGGTATCCTGGACGCGTAAGTGGTCTCTCCATCCTGAGTAGACGCACAAACTGTCTGTGACTCATCACAGAATCTCTGCCATTGCCCATACACCCCACCGTCCTCCTGTCCTGATTCCCAACACGCCTTGAGCGTGAGATCCACATGTTTGTTCATGTCGGGTTTCCATTCCCAGCCATCTAAAATTCTCTCTGACATTGTGACTAATAATGCCTGAAAGGTTTCGTCTTGGCGTGGTTTAAGGGACAGTCTTTCTACACACTTCCACTCTTCTTCTTTGATGAAAGAGAGCGGCATTTTGCCTGCGACTCTTTTGAGTTGCCACAGGGTGTTACAGAAAATGGCCTTGCGCTGCGAGATTCGACTTCGTAAGAAGCGTCTCAAGTAGCGTTTTGGCTGACCGGTGAAAGGAGTCCTTAGGACACTCCCTTCCTGACGAAGCAATATCGTCATGGGGCTTACGCACCAATCCTTTAGAGTCGTTACCAACTCAAGGACCGACCCGACATTCCTCAGCTGAAAATTCGTGAAATTCAGCCTGATAGCCGGAACCAAAAGGTCCAACGTCCGGAGGTAATCTGTCAAGAAAGCCTCCATTGTCGATCGTGCCCACTTCCTCTCCTTTTGTTCAAAAAGAGGAAAGGCCGTTTTAAGATAGGATACCAGTTTCGGTATTATTTCTAACGGCGGGACGGGTTCATTTATTATTTTCTTTGAGAAAAAATGAATATCTCGCACCACGCACTTTGACCGCTCGGTCAGATCGTTTTCACAATCCGCCATTTGGCGACCAAGGGTGCTCTTGTTTCGGGGAGGTGTTACACCTCCCACCATA